AAGATATCCAATCCTTTGATGACACCAAGATACTGATTTCTGAGTAAGGCAACGTCATTGATTAAAATCTCAAAATCAACCACGTCTTGTTCTCCATCTACATATCTATCACAATCTCTACTACTCAAAGAACGTTGATATGTTTCAAGATACTTTTGGAAATGTTGACTTTTCATCTGCTTCAAACAAATGTTCAAGTATTCCAATATAGCCTCAATCTCTTGTAACTGGCAAAAACGTGTTTCAACAATCCCTGGCATTGCAGCTGCCGCACGTTCAATACTACCAGAAATCTTAACGTCTACCTTGGCAGAACCTAATTCTGACCGATAATGGGCAATTGCGTGTGGAACATTCGTTATATCCCGTGAAACTTTGTCATACCAATTGGTCATTTTTCACCTTATTCGTCGTCGTAGTCTTCGTCTTCGTCATCCATAACTGCTTCTAATGCAAAGTCTAAGTATGGGTCTACACCTACTAAACTTTCTAACGTCGTTTCTTTAATCCCGTGGTCTTGTAATACATTTACATACTCAACTGCCGCATTCTTGCGTTGCCTTTCTGATAAGTGCTCAACTAATACAGTCCAAATGTCAGTGATTAATGCTTCTTTCATGGGTTGTTTTCTCCTTAATTAAAAATGTTAACTGACCTTATGTATCATTTTGGAAAACCCGCCTCGTAAAAAGACGGGTTTTTGGGATGATTTAATCGAGATCTAGCTCATCCATTTCGATTGCATCATCTTTTAGTTCTTCAGAACCGGCTAACTTAGTAGCAAATTCAGAAATAACCAAATCTAAGATACCATTCTCATTTCGATTCCACTCTTTACGGAAATACTTATGAGTTACCCCATTAGTATCAATGTACGAATATCGGTTACCCTCTTTTTGGATTAACTTCTTACCTTCCAATAAACTAAACATACCACTGTACAAACTCATACCTTCATTATATGGGATATGTACTTCGATATCAGTGAAAGGTTGAGCATAACGAGTTTTCATAATCTTACAACCAGAACGAATACCTTGAACCGTAGTTGTTTTATTACCCTCTTCATCCTCTTTTAGTTTCAACTTCTTCATTGCCACAACAATACTTGAAGCATACGCGAAACTTGACCCACCACTTAGTTTTGGATCAGGGTTGTAAGGGTCTTGCGAGTCATATGTGTGGTTAGTGCACACCATACCGACATTATAATTACCAAACATATTAACGCAGTTACGAATTAAGGCGAATAATGCTTTAGGTTTACGACCCATATCACCTTTAAGGTCGCCACTTTCAAATTGATTAATGTCAACTGGGGTTAATAACATACCAAGCGAATCCACTACGAATAACACTTTAGGTCTATCTTCTTCGTTCATGCCTTTAATCTCTTTCATGAATTCAGAAATAGTCTTAGCCACGTCATCAATCATAGACATACTTAAACGCATAAGTTTATCTTCAGCTGTATCAACACCCAACGCATGAAGCCATGCTTCATCCAACGCGTTTTCTGTATCAATCAAAACAACGAAGATACCTTGTTCCTGTGCATTTTTAACAATGTTACCAGAACAAATATAAGACTTACCACTATTATGACTTGAGAAACCATCACTCCAGTAACGGTGGTTTGGATGCAATACTTCGAAATCATAACACTCAGCATCTGCCAAGAATTCTTTACAAACGATTTCTTCAGCACCATCAACCGTCATAACTGAATCACCGATGGTCAATGCACCAGCAGTAACCCATTCACCATCAGTTAATTGATACAAGTGGTTTGTTGCTGATTCTGCACTTCTAGTAGCAGTTGAAATACGAACAACAGCTAATGAACCTTTGTCGAACCACTGACCAACAAGTTGATAATCATCTGGTGTAGCGATACTTAAACTCGAAACCGCGTCATCATGAACTAAAGAACGAAGTTTAGAAACTGTTACCGTTTCAGCAACCTCAACATCATCAATTGTGTACTTGACATCGACCTTAGCCAATGCAGGTAAACAACCAGATTCACCAGCAAACACCGTAACCTTACCTAATGGAATACCTTTATTGAAATCACCACTAATCAAATAGTTAAGTGCATAATTACCACAACTAATCCAATCAGTTGGGTCATTGAAACCAACACCAAGACCTTCGATAGACTTGGTTAATGTTTTACGAAATTTACTTACGTCAAATGCTTTCATTGCCTCTCCTCTATAAACGAAAAAAGGGTGTACAGGAATTACCCCGCACACCCTATACTACTGATTAAGCCGTTTGACGGTCACGAATCATTTTAAGAATGTCTTGTGCACGACTTGCGCCTTCACCAGTCGTTTCAGGTGCAACCGCAGGTGCAGCATAAGAAGCCGCAGCAGGAGTTTCCCATGGTAAATCATCAGCAGCCGATAAAGGAGCAGAAACAACTGGGTCAGCAACTAACGTAGCTACTGGAGCAGCCGGTGCAGCAACTACACGAGATTCAGTAGTAGGTGCTTGAATGCCATTTGGACGATAGTATTGACCCCATCTTTCAACATCATAGGCTTCACCATCAACAGATGCTTCAAACATTTCTTTGATAACTTTCAACTCAACTTCACCAGGACGTTTAGGTAAGAAGTCAGCTAAGTTGAATAACCCATGGTCAGCAATTGCTTGCAATTCTTCTTCATTTAAAGCACGTTCACGACGGCTCCATTTAGAAGTTGAGTAATCAGCAAATCCACCTTTTGATGTTTTGCAAATACGGAAGTCAAGACCGCGTAAGTAATCAGTTGGTAATTCATCCAACTCTGGATCTAATAAGGCAGATTTAATCAAACCAAAGATTTGTGGACTGATAATGAATCTACGGATTTTGTTTTCAGGTGGGTTTTCTTCTTTCAAGCCATCTTCAACAACAAAGCCCTGTGCTAAGAATGTACGTTTTTTCCAATACTTACGACCCATTTCTTCCAAAGATTTGTCTTTGAACCAACCACGAACTTCGGTTAAAATTGGGCAGTATGCTTTTGCATCATACATTTCAATACATGGAACTTGAACAACAACGGGACGTGAATCTGCCTCGCCTTTAATGCCAGCGAAGGGAAGTCTAATCATTTGTTTTTCAACCCAGAAGAAATCATTGGTTGTGTCTGCATCCGGTAAGAATCGGATTGTTGTTTCATTGCCGTCAGCAATGTTCCAGTGTGGATAGATAACGCTTGGTTCGCCATTAGAACCATTGTTAGATTGGTTGTTTTGTGATGCTTGAAGTTTTGCGCGGATTTCAGCTAAAGATGCCATTTTTGTATTCCTATAAAAAGTAAAAAGTTTGTACTGCTCTTGTGAATTGTAACGCTGTTGTAAGTATATATCTAAATCATAATGCCGTCCTAGGTTGCTTTTGAAAGTTTGGGCTAAGGGTTTCTTAGCCCAGTTTGTTAAGTATATAGTGTTTGTTTGCAGTTGTCAATCTTTATTTCTGTTTAACTTGAGACTTGACGTCATTTGTTAAGTATAGTTGTTTTGTTTTAGTATGTCAATCTTTATTTTCCATCATTGAAATATCGTAAGTCTGTAATCTCGCTATTAGGGAACTTTTTTCAAATATGGGTTAATTATCTTTTATTGTGTAAGTTATTGATTTATATGGAGCCATCTATCGGACTCGAACCGATGATGAGTTTTTAACCTCGCCGGATTACTAGACCGGTGCAATAGCCGCTATGCGAAGATGGCTTGTTTTAACTTACAATGTATTTATATAAAACTCAACATTTTCCAACTTTATAAATATGGATGTGCATGGCCCACATGTACATCCTTTCAACCTAACTTTCAATATACTATTATGACTTATAAATGTAAAATATGCGGTAAAGAATTCGACAACAGTCGTTCATTGGATGCACACTACCACGTTCATGGTGGCGTTAATGGTAGAAAAGATACTACCAAATGCTCCTGTATTTATTCCAAAAAAGTAGTACTAGTTTCTTACCTTGAAACTCATATCGCTGGTTTAAGTAGATGCAAACATTGCGGTAAAATCACAAGCAGGGCGTATAACAAGTTTTGTTCAACTAGCTGCGCTGCATCTCATAACAATGTTGGTCGTAAAACAACTGCCAAACACCGTGCAAAAACAAGTGCGTCCATTCGCAAGAATCTCGAACTTAATCCAAAACCACCATACACTAGAGTAGCACAATGCATGGAATGTGGTAAATGGTACCATAAAGTAGGTGATCGTCGCACATGTTCGGATGACTGTTACAAAGAGATCATATCTCGAACTGCCAAAAACAACCCATTGTTCGGTGGTAATCGGAACAATCATGCATATGGCTGGTATGATTCACCGTTCGCTGGTCGTGTTTGGTTAGAATCCTCTTATGAGTATCGAGTTGCCTTTGATTTGGATGTAAATCAAATCCCTTGGATACGACCACCACACATGTATTACTTCGTAGGTGGTAAAAAGAAAAAGTATTTTGCTGACTTTTATCTAACTGAACAGGATATATACTTAGATCCAAAGAACGATTGGCTTATCCCAAAAGATATCCCGAAAATCAATCAAGCTATGAAAGATAATAATGTTATTATTCATATCTTGACTAAGGATCAACTTTCTTGGGCGGCTATTCAAGAACTGCTCTAAAAGATAAGCATCCAGCATGCACCGGTCTAACCAATCGGTGCATCAATTAATCATCAAATCGATTCTCAACGAAATTAACCAACTCACATAGCATGAACGAACCACCACATTCCCAAAACTCTAAGATAGTAGATCGATTCTTAACTAAGAAATTGGCTAACTTACCTTCTACATCTGAAAATGGGTATTCAATACGTATATTATTACCATCAATTAAGTACTGAACTGCACATGAACGACCTGCTATTTTACTTGAGATGTACAACTTACCAGAACCGATTTCAAACATGACGAATTCGATCGGAGGTAAATCCCATTCGTCTTCGGGTGGATCTAAATTGAATATTTCAGTTAAGGTCATAGTAGCTCTCCAAGTACCCTTCAATCTTATCAACCAAAGGGTACAAAGTCAACCTTTAAATTCCAGCTAACTGTTTAAAGCGAGCGATTTCAGAAGATTCTTCAGGGGCAGCGTGAATACCAACACTAGCTTGTTCAGGAGCCATACGTTCAATTAGTTTCTTAACTGCATTGGCTGCTGATTCACCGAACTTCTTACCAACCATGATGGTTACTTTTTCTGGACCTAATGGGAATTTGTTTTCCATGTGGTCGTAGAAAGATTTAACGTATTCGAATAGTTCATTCATATCTACGTTGCTGTGTCCACGTTCTTCTTCATCGGAATCACCGCATTCAGAGGCTACGTCTTCTTTCTCGAGTTTTTCAACTTCAGTTTCACCAGTATCCGAATGTTCAGATTCATGGCCATGTTCCCAATCGATTTGATCAACTACTTCAGGTGCATGTTGTTGTAAGAAAGATTGAATCAAAGGAATCACGCATTTTTCAGGATCTTCGTTTGCAGATTTAACGATTGCTCTATTCAAAGCGGGTTCATCGATAATACCTTTTAGGCTTTCAATGGCATTCAATCCATCGACACCAGCAGGTAAAGGTTCTTTAACTAAGTCTTGTAGTTCAGCAATAGCAGACTTTTGATTTTCTGGGTCTGAACTAACAATAGCATCTTCTTCACCTAAGTTCATAGCCCATTGTTCAAATTTAGACATTGGGTCAATAACCGAGATTTCTTCAGAAACAGGTTCATCTGAAGAAGTCATACTAACAATATCAGAATACTCGATGCCGTTTTCTTGCATCAATCTATAGATAACAGGGAACACGGATGCGATATCTTCTTTGAAGTTACGTACAGTGAACTTATCTTTATATTCTTCAACTACAGATTGCGGCATTTCCATTGGTGCGGCAGCTTTGAAGTTTTCTTTGTATGATTCGTAGTGGTGTTGTTTTGCCAATTTGTGTAAAGTTTCGCGTAGGTGGTCCAATTGGGCAGTACTACGTTCTACCATATTATTAGTATCTGAATTCATCAAATCGTTTCTAACAACATAGTTACCAAAACTTTTCAACTGTGCAATTTCTTCACTCATACCAGTAATAGATTTACCAAGTTCATCATAAGGCAAACCACCATTAGCAACATGTCGTTGCATAGCTCTAGCACCAGCCAAGTGTTTGAATGGGTATTTGAATCTTTCACCATCACTATTCTCTACGAATAGGGCTGAGATGTTGCGTGAACGAGACCCAGGTGCCATATCATCATTCAAGGTTTTACTGTGCTTGATAATTAATCGTGTATCCATCAACTTCTGATAGCTTACGTTTTTAGTACCATAAAGGTTACTTTCACTCATTATACTTTCTCCAATTGGTGCTGGTGATGCAGATTTTGCATTTTGGCTCAAGAACGAATAGTCTCTTTGATCTAGGTTGTCTTTGGCAATGTCTCTAGGATCGAAGTTTAACAGCCTGCGTTTTGCAAATATCCTTAACTCCTTTAAAAACCCATACCAGTTGTTCTTTTGATTTGTATCCATGGTTTCGGTAATTCCATGTGAGAAATATACCTTCATGGAATTCTGTTCAGCCAAACTAATACTCACATGACCAATAGCGGTTTCACCTTCCATATAATCAAAATCGAAGAAACGTGCATCCTCTGGGATAATAGTTATCTCACCAGATTCCGTTCCTAATTTTAGACCAGAGAATCTGCTACGTATTTTGTAAAATAAATCTGTTGCAATGTTATTTCGTGTATCCATAATCGGTATTTAGCCTATTCGGTGGGACTTTGGTCATTCAGTTGACTGATGCCATCTAGTCGTTTTATGTCTTCGTCTGTTAATCCCTCTAATCCAAAGACCTTTCTTGGGTTAATATAAGGTACGATTCGCTGACTAATGATATTTACTGGAATGTTATCACCTGAGATAGTGTCATCGAGTTTGTTGTTTTTCGCATAGAACGAATACGTGCCATCGCCATAGAACCCAACCTGCAATTCCAAGTAATCTTTTATCCAATGCAATTCGATCTCACCATCAAACTGAACTTCTACAGTTGGTTGTTTAGTCCCAGGTAACAATTGCTGTAGGAATACGATTGCATCGTCTATGGCATTTTCATTCAATTTGTCGTGTTCTTCGTATTTCAAGTTGTGTATTTCGTCCATTGTTTCTCTCTCGGTATTTCGCGGCATCCCTGAGAACTTCGGACGTCGTGTCCTCGGTTCACGGGATAAACCGTGAATAGACGTTTAAATAACAGGTAGGCTACTGGTACTACTAGTAGCTGAACTGGTACTTTTGCTAACGGGACGTGTCCCGCTTTGCGGCATCCTTTTTTGATTAGGTAACCCGGTGTTGTTGCCCTGTGCAACAAGTCCACCTCCGGTAAACCGAATAGCTTGCCCTTTTTGTAAAATATTACGGGCAGCATTTATGTCTCGATCATGATCAATACCGCAAACGGGGCAAATCCATGTCCGATCTTTAAGAGTTAAATCGTTGTGGATATGACCACAACTACTACAAGTTTTTGTTGTATTGCGAGCTGGTACAAGATGTACTTGTTTACCAACAAGCTCCGCCTTTTTTATCAAGATTTCACGGAATGCACTGATTCCGACTTGAGCGAATGATTTCCCTAGGCGTCTAGGGCTTTTTGTTTTCTTTTTACCACGAGACATCATGTTCTTCGTTTGTGTCTTTTCGATACAGATGTGGTCGTAGCCTTTAGTTATTTTATTTGCTGCTTTCTTATGAAAGTCATTTAATTGATTTGCCGATTTCTGATGAAGTGCGGCTATTTGTTTCTTGTATTTGTTGTATCTTCTTGAGTTCTTGGTGCATTTCGCGAGTTTACGCTGAAGCGCTTTCATACGGTCTTCAGTTCTTTCACGGAATCTTGGATTCTTGATCTTTTTACCAGTACTTAAGGTTGCAAAAGTAGTAAGACCTGGATCAATACCAACAGTTTTATAGGTTTTCGGTAAATGAGCCGTTGTTGATTTCGCATGAAATGAGACATAAAAGTTTCCAAGACTATCCTGCGATAATGTTACACCGCTAACGGTTGTATAATCAAATTTATTAGGTGAATCCGCAAAATCAGTTAATAGCTTTACATGACCAATTTTTGGAATAAATGCGTACATATACCCATTTTTCATATACAAATAGCAATCACCGGCATGTCTTAGTGATCTCTTGCTATATCGATTTTTAAATGTAGGAAAGTCATTTTGCTTCGTAAAGAACCGGTTAAATGCATCCAATAGATTAAGACGAGCTCCATCGATTACTCTACTAGATAGCTCTTTTAACCACGGGTTGTTATTTCTTAATTCTTTAACACTACAGCATTTGGTAGAAATCTTACCAGTTATGGCATATTCGGCATTCACCAATGCAAGAAATTCGTTATATGCGAATACACAACCATCTACTGATTTATCGAACAAAGCGATCTGCACCTGATTTAACAGGCATTTCGTTTTGTATCCAGTGATTTTAGTAGATGTGCTCATAACTCTATTTAGCTAAATTAAAAATTGACTTGGTAAGCGATATCTGTATAATAACGGGTAAGACAGTAGCCGCTCATGCCAATTAAATGACCATCGCGTCCTCTGCTCCGCTAGCGCGTCGTAACCCGTCCTAGGGGGTCACTCGGCTTCCTTGCCGAGTTCCATTGGTTGTCCTGTTGGTTATGGCTAAAAGATAATAGTTTACGGTGGTCTCGTGAGTTCAATTATCTTTTAGCTTATGGTACGTGGGTTTCAATTATCTTTTAGAATCCACTACTAATAAAGATAGGTAATGGCATCTGATCTTCTGTCAATTTCTCAGACATTTTATCATATATAGATGGATCCCAATCAGATAATACAGTTGCCATTCTTATAATAAGAAGAACCGCAGAAATCAAGTCGTCATTCTCACCTGATTTAGCACCAAACCCAACACCTCTCGAAATGTAAGTTTTCAACTCAGATACTAGAACTTTAGAGTTAATCTTCATCTTACCAGTTTCTAATAGGTTTTTAAACTGGCTACATGCAGTAACTTTTGTTCTATGTGTGGTATTAAACCCTTTACGGAACTTTCTGATATGACCTTTCTTAATCGGTTCTGATAGGAATAACCCATGAAAGTTCTCTTCACCGATACTTTCGATAACGATTAGGGCTGCTTCACCTAGTGTATTATTCTCCATACTATAATAGGTAGTTGGAGCAAACCCAGACTTTTCAATACCACGGTCATGTATGTATGATAAAATATCTCTCAAGTGTCTTATTTGTGTCTGAACTGGTGTTGTATTATGCCGCCATTCACCCACCTGTTCCATACTTGGCATCTCAAATACTTGCATAGCCGCGAAGTCCCCACCAGTTCCTAAACTTGGATCTAACGATACTAGATAGGTTGATAGTGGATTGATTTCTTTATACCAACGCATTTGTCCCATTGTTAAAATTGGATCTACGCCCTTTAGTTCTGCCAGTTTTGTTGCATTGATCAAGGTTTCGTCATTAATTAAGAACTCACACTCGAACTCCCTGCGGAATTTTTCTGAATTTATCTTCGCTCGTTCGGTTGTCGCCCATTTGTCATCTCTATCAGGGTGTTCTCTCCAATGAGCGAAAAATGGATAAAATCCATTAATACCAACTTTCTGTTCGATGCCATTATTATCGAATTTCTTATTGGCGTCATGCCAAATCAACGCAAATTGATCCTCGTCACTGTTTGGTGTTGAGGTCAAGATACAACGTCCACCAGTAGATAACGTTGGTGATAACGCAGTCCAGAATTCTTTTGCTTTTTCGGGCGGACTTACAAACGAAAATTCGTCGCAATTACTTGATTTTAAACGACTTTTTCCTACAAGGAAAATGTGATCGGCATCATGAACTTCAACTATATCGAAAACATCGGTTGTTTTATCAAATTCGATTGATTCGATTTCAACTTGGCCATCTACAGTATCTAAAAGATAACCGATCTCAAGTTCACTTACTCTGGTTTTCGTACCATTGCTGATGAATTTATGGGGTGCTGTTGCAGATACCGAATCACCATTGGTAAATGTTATTTTAAAGAGTTCTTTACCTGTTGCTAACCGGACGCCATTGAAGCCACGCCAACCATCAGGTGTTAATATTTCGTATTCATTGTTTCTAACAAGCATAATGTTCCTTACATATGTTTTATCTCTATTTACCTGTTTTAAAAGATAATAGTTGACACTATCCAAAATTCATGTACAATAATCAACTTTCAATAAATAGTATTAATGATGACCTTAGAATTTTACGAAACCAACTTGAATATGGACTGGGATACTGCCAGGTTTTACTGTTTTACATTAAATGTAGATGGTAAGATTGGCTGGAGATTGCCGACTGAAGCAGAGTTTAGAGAGTATACTGACGTTACTCTTGTAACTTGGTATTGGTCAAGTGAAGAAATAGACGACGACAAAGCTCTAAGTTTATACCCATTCCCAGATATTATACAGCACGACGAAGATCCCAAATCAAGCAAGTGGGCGGTAATAGCTGTTCGTGATGTCTAAAAGATAATTCAACCACGTTTGAAGAAGAGCAGGACACCACCGCTGACAATACCACCGATAATAGAGTATAGGTAGAAATCGTGTGTTTGCCAAGCCATACCAATAACAGCTAACTCAGCCATAGCAAACAGTAGCAGTTGAAATCCATGGTGTGTTGGTGGTAAATTGATTAATGCAAATGAAGAAAAGTCATCAAATGCCGTTACTTGTTTTCGTTTTATTACAAGAAATCGGGTTGCGTATTCTTTCTGTTTCTTACTGTAAGTCCATATTTCATAAACTAACATACCCTGAATTGGAGTAACAGTGTGCATGAGGTACTCACCCCAGTTATTTGAGGATACGTGTTCTTTTATTTGTTCATCGCTTAATGATATGATTTGCATGATTGTATTTAATGAATATTTGAAAATAACAGTTGACAACCCAATCCAAATAGATTACAATTAACTATACTAAAGAATTACCCGAGATACCTTGAAAAATAGGTTGACAGTACCAATAATATAGGTTATACTTAATTATACTCAAAAGTAGTTTACAGAGACCATCTCAAATCCATACCGACACCAAGTCTATTACTCAATTATCTTTTAGAGACCAACTCAATACTTACAGACACAAAGTCTATTATCTTTTAGGCACCCGCCAAACTTGCTCGTCGAATTACTAGATATAACATAGAAAGACGAGAGAATTGCTAAGAAAGCCGTGCACAGGCGACCATTACGTGCCCTTAAACCTTGGACTACTTGATCACAAGGGATGGAAGTTCCGAAGTTAGCAACGGAGATATAACACACTACCCCACCAGATGAGTTATGGGATATGCCTTCATACAACCCATTTGTGTTATAGCGAAAAGATATACAAAGGCTAAAGATGGACTAAAAAGTCCACGTCGCATGAATGAGGTAGCAGTTGTTCATGTGGCCACCGTCAGATTAATAAGACTGAGCTCGAGGTACCGGCTGACCGCCTCTGTAATGCTCTACTGCTGCTGTGATGCGATACTTGTACGCAGAACTTTTCAATTACTTAAAACCCAATTGAGAATGCTTTGAATTAACCCGAGTTTTTCGGGTTAAGATGTTCAGCTCCACATACCGCAGTATTAAAAGCCTCTATAATGGATCTATTAATGATTCTATATTAAATCTATTATTGTAGGAGCGTATAAGATAAATCTAAAAGATAATGTACCTAATAGATACCTGCTTAAGCCACGCGCACATACATTTTGAACCTAAAAGATAATTGCCTTATAGCTGTTTCCATTCGCGCACATACATTTTAGCTGTTTACCAAATGAACACATACATTATAAACTCCATACGAACACATACATTATAAACTCCATACGAACACATACATTATAACTCTAAAAGATAATTCAATTAATAACTCATCTATAAGACCATTAATATAAACATCAATAAGAACATCATAACTAAAAGATAATAGATCAGATATAAACTTCATCTATAAGACAATCATCTTTTAGTAATAGACATCATCTATAAGACAATACTAAATCTATTATCTATTAATGGATAGTTACGTCTTTTAGTTTCATAATATATGTGCGAGCGTTAGCGAGCCATTAAGCAATAACCCGAACCTCTGGGTCAAGTCGTTGATATAACGCAGCGAGTGATATCTCTTCTTCTACAAGGGTTTCCTTGTGCCTGATACGAACAGTAGTATCTCCATCTAAGCAATAAATCAAAGAAAGCGACTTACCTCGACCTGTATTTTCAGTAGTGGTAGTTGCTTGGATACGAGCACCATTATCAAATTCGATTGTATTCCTGTTATATGAATAAACACCGGCACGGATAAAGTCTGGTAAGTTCTCGTAGCCATATCGATATCGGTTCATAATATCTTGAGCACCAGCGTATTTGTGAGCAGCAATCAGTACTTGGGCTTCGGGTACAAACATGGTATACCAGAGCAAGAATCCACATGCACAAGTAGTGTTATGTGTTGGTACTAGAGTTTTACCCACTAGGAATAGGTGTTTCTTATCTGCCACTTGCAAGCATCTAACTGGTACAGATTTTGATTTGGTGATATTTTTAATATAGACCCGTTCATTATTTGGAAAGTGAGTACTTAATCGTGCTTTATCCAATTTTTCAGATAAGGTAAAGAGTTTCAGGTGTTTGGTTGAGAAAGTAAGGAAGTAATTGGTTTTAAACTTACAGACTTCGACTTTCAAATGTGTTTTAACTCCTAGTGTAGATAGGATAAATCGTACTTGTTCCGTTATCTTTTCGTTGTTATGTTTAAAGGTGCAGTATCCTGTATCTGTTACACTACCGCACACGTCCATAATACCTTGAATAAGTTGTAAACGAGTTTCAGAATCATTGATTAACATATCATCTGGAAGGGTATTATCTTTGTTTAGAACGGGTTTTACCATGAACTCTAGGTTATTAACTGAGTACATACCCAATCGTTTACTATGTCGTCTTAGGGTTAATTCTGACATGGTGAGTCCATGGGATTTGAACATCTCGTTGTATCTGGTATATTCATGGGTGTAACATCTTAATTGGTTTACTTCAGGGTCATTACCCATCCAAAGACCAACAAGATATGGATCCAGTTTCATTGGTTTCTTTTCGAATTCGATGAGTTTGGTATGATCCATACTAATTTTAACATTAGCCGTTTTAAACTTGGTGAATCGTTTAATTAAGTATTCTGTATTTTCGGTGATCAAGTCTTCGTAGCCTGGATCATACCAAGTCCATAGGTGATGAGCATCGGCAATGATTTTTTCGCCATGTGAAAATTCGATAGTATAGCAAGTACGATTTTTCATGGTTTCGGTAATGAAAGTTACTTCAGTTGGTGTACCTTTAGGCGTATAGATAGTATCACCGACTTGGATATCACCCATTCGTTTAAAACCAGTTGGTGTTAAAATTGGAGTTTCGTTGCAGATAGCTTTACCCATCTGACGTGGTAGCATAGCGATTGTATAAGTGTTATCATTGTATGCTTGAATCAATCTTTCTTGATATTCGTATGGTTCAAATGGGATAGCACCTCTAGTTGGATGCTGGATTTTCAAGAAGTTTTTGCAGAAGTAAAGTGGACCAGTAACTGGATCCATACATTTCTCTAAGTGTTGTACTTGTTCAAGTGTGTATTGTTGTTTTTGATGTGCTCTTAAGATTTGAACGCCATCTAGGTTTCTGTTTGCCATCTTTGGTTATTTCCTTATGTGGTTTAATTAGTTGTATTTACCCTAAAAGATAATTGACTTATTGTTGATTATGTGCTAAAAACCTATAATAGATGCTGCGAGCTCCGCTAGGAGCGAGCCAATGTAAATACAAGAAAGGAGAAAGCTATGACACAAGCAGAACAACAATTGACGGTTTATAATCAATTTAAGATTGGGTATGAAAAACTACTAAGTGAACTAGGTGAATGTTATTATACTAAGAAAGCATTGGAAAACTTGAACCGCCAGTTAGAAATCTATAACATCTTAAACAGAAAAGGCACCGAGTAGGTGCCTTTCTTTTTGGTTAATCGAAAGATTAACGTGCTTTGATTTCAGCCAAACGTTGTTGTAAATCAAGTTTGATTGATTCTTTGAAGTCACGATCTTTCATAGCCATTGGGTTATCACCTTGCTTGTAACTATGTTTTACCATATCTTTTTCTTTATCGATGCCATTACTTTTACCAACTAGTTTGTCAGTATCAAAGGTTTTAGTATCTTTGTTTGAAGTATTAGCTGATTGGAAGCCACCATCCAAGTCTTCTTCGGTTTCTTCTTCATCACCAAAGAATTTATCCTGAATTTCTGATCCGATTTTAGCACCAGTAGAAGCACCTGCTAGAGATTTAGTAGCAATTCCACCGGCAATACCACCTGCGATAGAACCAGCCATTCCTTCATCTTCGTCATTATCTAAATCACCGTCTTCATCACCATCTAAATCTGCTGGTTCAGGAAGCATTTTAAGGGGTTCTGGGTGATTGTTAGAAATGGTTAAGATATTTGGATCTGCTGCTAAAGTAGGACCTTTGTCATCTTTAGGCATCATATCTGGGTTAACTTTAACCAGTAATCTCATTAGGCTAGAGATATCATCTAAGCCATTTGCATTCAAGCTAACTGTCATTGTAGGTGGGTTATGTGGAGTCATATCACCACCGCATTCTTTGATGTCGGTATCAACTGACTCTGATAACTTTGGTTTGTTAAGTGAGTCCAGTGTACTCAATAATTTATTAAAATCCATATTCGTTCCTTTCATATTACCGTGATTTGTAAGAGTCTAACCGTTGTTGCAAATCTGCACGGATTTGTGACTGTAATCTCTGCGACTCAGGTAATGCATCGTTGGTTATGTAATCAGATGCAATATCAGCAGCTTTGTTGACAACCGAACCAATTTTACTTTGTGTAGTATTACCTTGTTGTTTTCTGTTTTGTAACGCAGTGTTGAATTTATTAACGACGTTTCCAACTGCATTGCCACCAAATTTGTTATATACTGCATCTCCGACTTTATCGCCTAAATGTCCGCCTGCAGCACCTCCAGCAGTAGCTCCAACCATTGCACCAACTGGTCCCGCAGCAGTACCGACAGCACCACCAGCCATGGATCCTAATTTAGTACCAACCGCTCTACCAATAGCACCTTCGTCATCGTCATTGTCCAATTCGCCATCTTCTTTACCATCTGCGTCGATTGGATCTGCAATCATCTTTGGTGGTATTGCATCTGGATTTATCTTTACCAATAATTGCATCAAACTAGAGATGTCATCTAAGCCATTTGCAGATAAGTTAACTGATAAATTAGGTGGAGAATCTTCGGCTAATGGTTTATTCAATTCAGTCATTTTCTCAACTAACCGATGAAAATCCATGTTTAACTCCCTATGGCGCTATTAAGGCCAGTCTTATCTATTTTCTGTTTTGCGATCTTGTATTCGACGTTTTGACCCAATTCTTTCTTACGGTCTTTGGCTTGAGCAGCCAAACCTTTCAAGAAACCTTTATTGTATTCTGGACCGTAGTGGTCTTTTTGATTAATAGCAGGGGCTTCTTTGTAATGTGGGTCTGATAATAACGCATGACCAGAAGGAACTTGTTCACCCACTGGGATGTAATCAAGTGAAGGGTCTTCTGCGTTATGAACTCGAATAGACGATTCATCAACACCGGTTGCTTTGATACGTTGTGCGATTTCAGGTGGAATCACTGGGTAATCACAAGTAATAGCAAACACATGAACTTCGCAATTTGCTTTATTTGGGAAGTCAATGGGTTGCTTTTGAATTGGTGTTGTCGTTGTTTTATCGAAATGCAACACTTTGAATTGTTCTAGTTTAGATTTCAAGGTACCTTCAAATTCATCAGGTAACGGACCAGCAATCTTAACAACAAAGTTGTAGTCTTTTTTCGATTCTGCGAGATATTGATGTAGTGTTTTCATAATCATATTTAGCTTTTACCAGAAAGTTTGGACATCAACTCGTTTCTATCTAAGGTAACATAAGCAGTACCATCGATCATATCATCTTCTGGTGCTCTGTTTTCCATTTTAAGTTTCTTGAGTTGCATATCAACTGCTTTTAATTTCTTATCAATCTTAGCGGTATTCGCTGAGATTGAGTGCCCTAACATACTACTTGCTACTTCAAAGATTCTGCTTGCATATCTGACTTCTACGTTCATACCCAAGTCCATTAGGTCATCGTATGCAGCTTCTGCTTTCTTTGCAAGTTTTTCA